GTAGTCAAGGGAGATCCAGCCAGAGCCGGATTTCAGCTTGCCCCATTTGGTAGCACCTTCGCCATCCGATTCCGCAACGATGGTGAATACACCAACTCCGGTGAACAGGCCGGTTTTGTTGTAGTTGATACCGGGACCTTTACGGATGTTCAGATTGGCGATGCCGATGCGGACACGGTAAGGTTCAAATGTAGCAGTCTCGGTTTTTACTTCCGTCTTGGCAGCAGAAGGAGCGTAGACCACATTCCCGTCATTGTCGAAAACGGAATAGCCTGTGTTTTCATCGGCCTTTGCCTTTGCGTTGGCCAGAACACGGTAAGCGCCCAGCTGGGACTTACTGTCCTTCCAAGTTTTACGCACACGGTAATAACCAGAGGTCAGCTTTTCAGGATAGCTGGCAGTGTCGTTTTCCGGCTGCGCAGTCTCGGTTCCCATAGCAGCTTTGACTGCCTGTCGGAAACCATCCATTGTGTAGCCGGTGTTCAGCTGCTTCCAGAGATGTTCCGGGTCACCGTGATTGCTGGCTATACCACGCTTGTAACCTTCTGCATGGCTGATGATCACGCCATCAGCGGTCGGGTCAAGGTTGTATTCCTTGCAGAGAAATGCAAATAATTCCACAGCCGTCTCATAGGTGCGCTTGGCCACATCCTTTGCAGTTGCCGTATCGGAGCAGGTAAAGGTAGCGCCGCCGGTGTACTTGATGCAGGCAGGCTCACACATCTCCACGCCGATGTGGGTGTTGTTGGAGCTGCCGCCACCATGCCAGCCACGATGGTTCCAAGGCAAGGTCTGGTAGACAGTGCCGTCATTGCCATCAATGAAGCCGTGAACGCAGGCACGGTCGTAGCTTTCGCTGTTCCAGTTCTTAATGAAAACCGCAGCGCTGGGCTGAGGACAGCCAACGGAGTGGAGCATTAGACCCTTTACGGTGATTTTCTTCCCGGCCTTATAGCACGGGTTCTTTGTCAAAATCGATTCAACCAACTTCATATTATTTATCCTCGCTTTCTGTGTTTTCAGCTCGGTCGTGGAGCTGTTCCAAGATGTCCTTTAACTTTTCCGGGATAGGCAGGCCAAGGTGTGCCGCATTCTCCAGAAGAGATACACCTTCATTGGAAAGATAGAAGAAAATAACCGCTGTTCTGAGTACGCTACCGTCACCGATGACGTTGGCATCCAAGATGTGTGCAATTCCCACAAGAGTGAAAATCAGCACCTTGCGGCAGATGCCCTTGAAGCCGACGGAGCTGGACAGGTTCTTGTCCACGATGGCGCACATGACTCCCGTGATGTAGTCCACAACCACAAATGCCACCAGTGCATACAGAAGACCGTCAAAGCCTCCCAGGAACCAACCGAGCCAACCGCCAAGGGCAGTAAAGATGATTTGAATGGTGTTCCATAAATCCTTCATAATAAAAACCTCGCTTTCTTAAATTTTTGTATGCAAAAAGGGCACCTACCACATTGGCAGATACCCTTAAAGCCGTTATTCAGTTTGTTTGGGCAGCCACTCCCAGACTCGCATATCCTCCTGCCCAAGGGACCACATACACATCCCTCGCAGCTTCCAGCGGTATGCCGCCTGATTCGCCCAATAGATCAGGCTGTCCACATCCTGATAATACAGAATGGAAAAGCCATCTGAGTCCCCAAGGAACAGTCTGGAAATCCAGATGTTAATGTCCCTTGGGACGATTGTTGCCGTGTAGTCGTTCCCACACTCCAACGCCATGATGTCCGAGTGGTAAAACTCATAGTCCAGAGAGATGCTTTCGCTTCTGGTGGACGATTCCTCCACATCGGAGGTCAGCGTAAACACCTGAAATTCCTCATCCCATGTGCAGTTGCTACGCTCAATTCTGCCGTAGGAGGTTTCCGTTCCGTCCGGCATCACCACATCGAACCTCTCATAAGGCTCATAGGTCCATGCATCTCCCAAGCGGAGCAACTGACAGTTTACTTTGTTATCGGAGCGTATGCCTGCATAACCGCTGACATCACTGACCGTTGCAGTAAATCGCAGCGTGTTGGATGCAGAGGAATATACACGCACCTTACTGCCACGCTTACGCATTTCAATGGTGTAGACATTCGGATTGCTGCGCAGGTCTGCCTTTGCTGTTTTGGAAAAGCTGGTGGCATAGCTGCCTTTCAGCGTGGAACCCTCATACAGTTCAATGCACTGGCTGTCATAGTTGTAACAGCAGAACAATGAACCAAGGAAAATTCCCGCTTTGCCGCCACCGTCCTCCGGGAAGATAATTTGCGCCCTCAGATGGATATCGGAAAAACCATCATAATTCCACGCAAGCTGACCGTAACCTTCAAGCTGAGAGTACGGTCGACTCGTATCGCCGTAGGGCAAATCCTCCTGCCACACATCCCATTCCCCAGAAAGAACCGTCCAGTAGCTTTCGGGGATTTTCTGCTCATCTCGGAAATCCTCATACCACACAAGTGCCGAGTCAGGCTTTCTGCGTAGCATTTCCAATGTCAGCTTGAACCCTGTGGCGGGTCCCACCATATTGCCGTTCACATCCTTGAACTTTCTCGGAGCAAGGGTGTATTCTGCTTGCCCTGCGGTCGGTTCTTCCGAAAAGTCGGTGCAAACACGGAAACCATAGAACTGCACACCGTTGACGCCAACAGAAATTGTCAGTGTATGCTCTCCGGCAGATAGGCTTACTCCCTTGGCGAGAGTTGCCCAGAAGGTAGTCCTCCAATATGGCCACCAAATCCTATCCTCGGAAAAGTGAACCATGCTGCCGTCCAACGATGCGTAAATGCTGTTCTTATCCCAAAACGGATAGCATAGGCGAATGGCAACATCGTAGGTGCCGTCCTCATCAATAGTGAACTTGTAGGTGGCAGAACCCTCATCGCCGAGAGTTACCAAGGTTTCAGACACGGATACCACACCGGAATAACTGTCCGGCTCGGCATTGTGGTCGATAAGAATATCTCCGAACTCCGTCTTTTGCTGTTTGGCATAAGCGGTCAGATAGCGTCTGCGGTTGTAGGTTTCCGACATCTGCGGATACTCCTTTGAAACGGCATCTCTGCCTTCCATGTAGTCATACACATGGGGCAATGCCCACGGCCCCATATCGTAGTCATCCCAATAGGAAACAATGGGGATGAAGGGCTGCGGAGGTGTATCGTCTGTAAAGTTATACAGTCCCTGCATCCAGTATTTCGCAGCATAATAGGTGTGGGAAGTTCCTCTGTAATACTTGCCCAGGTTCTCCGGTGTATCGTAAATCTGCCAGTTCCATCCGTAGGCAGGCATACCGAGGAATACTTTATCGGGGTTCATTACCTGTGTAGCATAGTCGTAAATGCCTTCAAGCCAACTGCGAGGCGAAACAGGTCCGGGAGCAGAACCCGCCCAAGCCATACCATAACTCATGATGGATGCCGTATCGCAGTATTGGTCGAGGTCACCGTATACACACCAGTTCTCACCACCGACCGAGCCGTTGACCGAAGTCATACCCGGCAGGCAGATGTTCATCTCCTTGGTGGAGTCATAGGCTTTGACCGTTTCATAGATGTGCTTGAACATAGCCGTAGACGCTTCGTGGGTGGAATAGTCATCGCCTTTTTCAAGGTCGATATCCACGCCACTGCACCACGGATATTTCTCCATGATACGGACAAGTTCCGAGCAGAAGGTGTCCTGTGCGCCGTCCGTGTTATCACGGAGAGCCTTGAAGATAGAGTTTGCACCGTCATTGGCAATGGTAAGCAACCAACGGATGTGGGGCCACTTGTTGATGTAGGTCAGCATATTGCTGATAGCAACACCGCTCTCGGTAATCGTTCCTGTGGCATCCACCTTGAAAGAAAACAGACCAATTGTGTCGATACGGTCGCCGTAATCACGGAGAGCCTCATACATACGGGCATTGCCCATGAATGTCCACACCATGATGCGTTTGCCTTTTAATTTATCCCTCAAATCGACACACCTCCATCCGTCATCTGCTGCAATTCAAAAAGCACCCTGGCAGACTTTCCGTCCTCCAAGGTAACCATGTGCTTGGAATCCCAAGCGGCACTGTATTGATAAAATCCCTCTTTCGGTTCGGTGACACCGTTTTTGGTGCATTCTCTGACCGAAGCCAAAAGTGCAAGGTCATCCTCGGCAGCGAGAGCATTTGGGAAAACAACTCTCTGACCACCCACACCCTGGGCAAGTTGCACCGAGCCTGCCGCCATATCGGATTTCGGATAGATATGGACATCCAAGCCGCCGGAGGTGTCACCGACATTGCAGACAATGACCGTTTCCGCAGAGCGAACCACACCATTGAACCACACCTTGGAGTCTTCCGTCAGTCGGCTCTCGGTGTGAGGCACATAGCCTGTCAGCGCCGGTCCCTCTTGCAGCATAAGGTCAGTAAACCAAATCGTGCCGGAGCAGTTGGTAAGGGTAGGTTTTACCGTAACACTCACAACACGCATATCCTGCTTTTTGTTTATGACCTCTGCCAGTCGGATAAAAACGGGATTAGCCATCAAGCACCCATTTCATCTCACAAGGATGACCTACCCATCCCGTGGCTACAGAACCGGGCTGCAGCAAAAGGTCTGTAATATACAAAGTGCCTGTGCAATTAGTAATGCACACACGCACTGTAATGGATTTCACTTTGGAGAAGTAGCTTTCCGGCGTAATCTTCTCCGATGTTTTAGAAAAATAAGCCATAAGCACCTCCATCAGTACAAATCAATAAATCTTGTTTCTGTGCTGCCGTCCTCGTATTCGATAACCACCTCAATGCCCACCTGGGCATCATCAGATAGCTTCTTTAAGTCATCCGAAGCAATCTGTGCCGACAGTGTATAACTGCTACGGTTGGACGGATACACGGTCTGGGCAAGGCTCAAGGTCATACCTTCCACACCCACAGCCTTAAAGGATGCTGTGCCGGATGCACCGTTTTCTCCGTCTGCCTCAAAACCGGAACTGACCCAATAAGCAAGTCCATCATCGGCACGGGAGTTTCGCAGATGATTGAACGGCACAAGTTCACGGATATCGTTGTTGGATACCATTCCTGTGCCTTCCAAAGCATCGGCAATGGTATCAATGGAACTGACCGAACTGCCGAGGTTTTTGAGCGTGGTGGAAAGTTCCAATACCGTGTTCCAAGGCTCCTGCAGGTTGTATTCACGGCGCACGATACGGGTGGTAACAGAAAGTCCCAAGTCCTTATCTTCCACACGGACATAATCACCGAGGTTCCACGTTTCATGCTCATATCCTGTCAGCACGGACAAGTCCATCGCATTCAGCACGTAGGAAACGGAAGGCTTGCAGTATTCCGCAAGGCGCATGGCCGTGTATTCCTTCATCTGATACGGGTTGGTAAAGGAAGAACAATCCAAAGTAGTAATACGCACTTCCTTGGAATAAGTGAAATCCTCAAGGTAAGGCTTGCCTCCGTTGATGTCGGCAAAGGTCATTCCGTTGGCACCAACCGCATAAAGCCTTGTTACAAGGGAGCGGGTGTCCACAACACGCTCGATGCTTTTCATATTCTTCTTATACGCAAACAAGGCACCGCTGTCTTTGCCATTTACCGTCAGCAGATGCACCAGTCGGTTCGGACAGTCAAAAACAAGGTCGCCGCCGTGAAGATTGGCAACGCTACGGAGGATGGAAAGAGCGTTCTTTTCCGTGGAAGTCCATGTTCGCTTGGTGGTAACATTGACCGTTCCCACACTCCACTCGGTATCAGCAAGGGCATACGCCATTGCAACATCCGCAGTTTCCGCATCAAACTTTTTTTCTTCCTTACGGACAGAGAAGGTCAAATCGTAAAACTCCGCCTCAGCATAAATCTGCGTGACGGTATTTCCGGTGCTGTCCTTCACATCGGTAACGGTACGGATTTTATACACATCATCCACGATCTGGATTTTCTTTTCATTCTCCAGGTACTTTCGTTTGCTGTCACGAAACGGAATGGAAAAGGTCAGCGTATCCTCACCATTGATTTCGCCCGTAACGATGATATCGTAGGCATTCTCCAAAATGGCCTCCCACGCACCGTTATCATCAAGTACAACAGGACGGGCATAGCCGATTTTCTCATAAGGCGCCTTTGGAATGTCATAAAGGCGGATATCAATGAGTTTCGGTGTTTTACTTGTATCCGTTGTGGTCAGCGTGACTTTAAAGCGGATATAATTTCGGTTCGGTGATTGCAGCTTGCCGTCCGTTCCGACAGCAACCCAATCACTCCAATCGGTGAGGTCATCACTGGTGGAGGTTTCCACCGATGCCACTGCCGTTGTTCCTGCCACATACTCACTTGTATAGGACACCTTGCCCGTGCCGGAAAGATTGCACTCCACTGCCTTGGTATAAAGAATACCGCTTTCCGGATAGACACCATCCGTTGCTTTCAGCGTTACACCGCTTGCATCGGTAAGAGCATCCACATCAGCGGAACTGTCAGCACCGTTACAGAGAATGGTGGCATTAAAATAGTCCACCAAATCATCTGCCGTAAGTTGTGAATCGCAATCTAAAAACCAATCGTCAAAGCCTCCTGCATAATAATAGCTTGTGGCGTGCATACCGATAACCAGATCCGCCGTGCAGGATGCATTCAACGTTCCCGTAAAGGACAGAGCATCCGACTTCCACACTTCTCCTGTGGAACGGTCGCCTACCACATAGGTGAACTTCTTGTTATTCGGTTCAATGACTCCTGCGATAAAATACCAACCGCCATTCTTCAGTGCAAAGGATGGGGTCACGGTCTTATCGAGGATAAGACTGCCAGAAGAGTTATAAAGCATAATTCTCGGTTTGCCGGAATACAGGGACAAATAGAAAATCGGCTGTCCCGGACCGTAACGGGTATTGAATATCGGACAGAAGGTATTACCGACAGAATAAGTGGTAGGACACATCCAACCACCCACAATGATACGCTCACCGAGGTTAGCAAAGATGCTGCCGTCATTGGTCACCTGCAGATGAGTCTTTTCAGAAGTCGGATTATTGATATTAAAGCGAATCTGACGCCCTTTCGGACTTTTACTAAGATTGGCGGTTGTGCCACTCCAATTTACAACAGTAAAGTTGCGTCCATAACCGGAAGAGTCGGCAAGCGCCGTATCCTCATCCGGTGCAGACTCGTTGAAGCGCCACAAGCCGGAGGCGGCATACTCTGCCGGAAACTCGCCCGTGAAATCCTTTTGTTTATTCAGAATTGTTTTCAGAGACATACCGTCACCTCCATCTGCTCTTGGCCTGTATTTGTAATTCTGTCAGCGTGGCATTGCTAACTTCCACGGTGACCGTGTTATCTCCGACAGCCAGTGTCGGAAAGTTCAACTCCTGCAAATACGGCAGGCCGTTTCGCAGAGTCTCACCGTTTTCATCCACCACATAGGCGGTCATTTTATCGGTATCCACAACAAGGATTTCTCCTTCGGAAAGCGTGGCATTTACGATTTTCAGTTCCGAGCCGTTTGTGGTAATGCTGATATAATTGGCCGACCCGGAAGTCAGTACGCCCTCAATGCGGTAAATCGGCAGGGATTCGATGTTGCCGATGGTGCGGGTCACGGTATGAGTGCCTTCCTCGGTTATGGAGAAGGTTTCGTCCGTGATGGCATATCCGAATGGGTCAGGGCAGAAAAACTTCAGTTCAAAACTGCCTGCCGAGCGGATAAGCCTTTCGCAGTCCACCGTATCGTTAAGCCTCGCCATAAAATATCGGTCCGGCACATCATCAAGCACAAGCTGGCGCAGGCCCTGCACCGGGTCAAGCCATGCAGCTACATCATCCAAAGCAGATACCAAGGAGGTGAAACTGTACTTGGGATAGATGTTGCACTGCACCTTGATTTCACGATAATCGAAGTCTGCTCCGAAATCCGCCACACCATATTTTCCCGGCACGGTGGTGGTAAAGTTTCGAAGTTTACCACACACCTGCCACGAAGTCAGACGGGCTTTGAGGCCCATGCTGCTCGATGCGATATCGTTAAATATAAATCCCATAGGTCAAAACCCTCCTTTATGCTGTAGTGAAGTGGCCCTGCGCACGGGAGCCACTTTGAATCAGGTTGTAAAGTTCCTGAGAAATCTTACGGATATCTTCCTCGCTTCGGACAATCATCTGCTGAATGGTAATCATGGCACCGCCGCCCGTTCCAATACCGGAAACAGTGTCGTTTCGATTTACCGTAGCATTGACCTCGAAATCCGTAGGCAGCGCCGTGGTCATATCCTCAGCCAAGCTCTGCATCACATCATTGATGTCAGCGCTCATGGCTTCCGCAGCTTTGACAGCTTCGCTGCCGTTGTCCTCAATGGAGCCGGACAGACCTTTTACCAGCATCTCACCAATCCAAGCCATCTCATCCGAAGGCGAATGGATACCGAAGAAGTCGCAGATGCCGTCCCAGATGGAAGAAATCCACCCGGACACCTTGTTCCATAGCCAAGATGCAAGGGACTGAATGCCCTGCCACAAGCCTTTGACAAGGTTGCCGCCGACCTGCGCCATTTGGGATACGCCTTTGCTCAGGGCCTGCACAAGACCTGTGATAATCTGAGGCACAGCCTTCACGATTGTTACAATAATGATCGGCAGGTTCTTAATCAGCGAGGTCAGCAAGGAAATACCAGCCTGTACGATTTGTGGAATATTGTTGATGACCGCATTGACAATGCCAGAAATAATCTGCGGGATAGCGGCCACAATGGTGGTGATGATCTGCGGCAGCGCCTCAATCAGTGCCACCAACAGGTCAATGCCTGCTTGGATGATTTGAGGAATCGAACCAAGAACCGCAGAGATAATTCCTTCAATAATCTGTGGGATAGCCTCCACAATAGCCACGATGATTTGCGGCAGCGCAGAAACCAGTGAAGTCAGTAGCTGAATGCCTGCGTCAATAATCTGCGGAATGGCACCGATAATGAAATCTACAATAGCCAGAATAATGGAAGGGAGCGCTTCAATCAGCATCGGGATTGCCGTAAGCAAGCCTTCTGCAAGCCCCATAATCAGCTGCAGCGCTGCATCCAGTATCAGCGGCAGGTTTGCAATCAGACCCTGTACGATGGTAACAATGGCCTGAACTGCAGCCGGAATTAACTGCGGCAGTGCTGTTCCGATGCCTTCCACCAAGGCCACCACCAGCTGAACGGCGGCATCCACCAAAAGAGGAAGGTTATCAATCAGCGCCTGCACAATGGTCATAATGGCTTCCACTGCTGCGGGAATAAGCTGCGGAAGGAGCGTCAGTATTGTGTTCAGTAGCTGCGTGAACAGCTGGGTCACGGTATCCAGAAGAGACGGAAGCAGGTCTGCAAAAGCTGTCAGGAGCGCATCCGTCACCGTCGGCAGAACCTTGACCATATTTTCAATGACCGGAGTTACATTTCGGATAACATTCTGGAGAGCGTCCACCATGTTCTGGCAGAGCATTTCCATATCGGCATCCGCATTACCAAAGCCTACAAGCAGGTTTTGCAACGCTGCCTGCAGGGAGTTGATGGAGCCGGAGATGGTGTTTTCTGCTTCTGCGGCAGTAGCACCAGCCACGCCCATGCTGTCTTGGATAACATGGATGGCCTCGACCACATCGGCATAGGAAGAAATATCGTACTCAATACCGGAAATGGCCTGCGCATCAGCAAGCAGTCGTTCCATCTCGGTCTTGGTGCCGCCGTAGCCCAGCTTCAGATTGTCCAGCATAGTGTAATTCTGCTTGGCAAATCCCTGATAGGCATTCTGAATCAGAGAGATGTCCGTACCCATTTTATTGGCGTTATCAGACATATCCGTGATAGCCATGTCTGCGTATTTCACAGCAGCTTCAGTGTCACCACCAAGGGACTGAATCAGCGAAGCGGAGAACGAAGTGACCGTCTCCATGTAGTCATTCGCTGACATACCGGCTGTTTTATAGGCATTGGCAGCGTAGGTCTGGAGTTCTTGCGAGGATTCCTTAAAGAGGGTGTCAACGCCGCCCACCAGCTGTTCGTAATCGGCGTAAGCGGCAATGACCTCTTTGCCGAGGGACACTGCCGCCGCACCAGCCGCCACAGCAACGGCACCCATTGCGGCACCGATGCCTTTTAAGACGCTGCCGAACTTTTCAAATTTGCCGGAGGATTTATCTGCGGCATCACCGGCCTCGTCGATTTCTTCTTCCAGATCATCGGCGCTGTCGGCGGCATCGTCCATTTCACGTTCGGCTTCATCCAAAGCCGTATTGTTTCGGTCCAGTTCACGCTCCATGTCATTGAGGGCCGCAGTTGCATTGTTCAGCTGAATCTGCCAGTTCTGAGTACGGCGGTCATTTTCACCGAAGGACTCAGCAGCATTGGTAAGGGCTGCACGGAGCGTTTCAATTTTCTGTTTCTGTGCCTCGATTTCCTTGTTCAGCACCTGATTCCTTGCGGTCAGCGCCTGTACGGAATTGTCGTTTTTATCAAACTGCGAGGACACCACTTTCATTTCCGAACCGAGGACCTTAAAGGACTGGTTGATTTCGGACAGCGCTTTCTTGAATTCCTTTTCGCCTTCCAGTCCAATCTTGAGACCAAAATTATCCGCCATCAAACCACCTCCTTAGATTCCGTCCGGGATAATGTCGTCGATATACATTTCACGCTTCGGTTTTGCCATGCCGTGATACTGCTTATGGCATTCCCAAAGGTCCAGTAATAAGCCAAACGGCATCAACCACACCTCATCCTGTGACAGATGCAGGTGGGCGATGCCGTAGTATAAAAGTCGAGTAAATAACTCTTCGTCACTTACTCGACCACTGCGTTTTTTGAATTGTCCTCGCTGACCACATTGCGCTTGGTTCCCTTATACAGAGCCTCGGTGATAGCCGCTTTATAGCCAGCCAGATCCAGAGGAGAAGTCAGAAGCTCGACGATATCCTCTGTCAGCAAATCACGCTTATTCTCTTTGTTCTTCAGATTGTGAATGAGAATGGACTGGTTTGCCAGCAAAGTAATGAGCCAGACGATTTCTCCGATGGCCATTTCAAAGTTCTCACTCTTCATGAGCTTTTCACCCAAATTCTCAAGGCCACCGTAGCGGCCAGCGATTTCCTTGGTAGCTTTTGTGGTGAGAATCAGCTCATATTCCTCACCGCCGACAGTAATTATTGCGCTGCGTTCCATATCCATCGATTAGCCCTCCTCTGTAGTCGTGATAACAGGTTCATAAACGGAAGAGTACCAGTTTTTAATGGTATCCGCAGAAACGCCAGTGTCACCCTCAGTGACTTCTGCTTTCCAAGGATGCTTGCCGCTGGCATCTGCCTTGTTTCTGGTAAGGACGGTACCTTCGATGGTAGGAGTGGAGAAGGTAATGCTGTCACCCTTGGTAGCAAGGTTTGTAGCAGGGATACCGAACTTCACACGGTACAGCCAGTAATACTTGTATTTGCCGTTGGACTTCTTTGCTCTGAAGCCGATAGCAACAGGAGTGCCGCCGTCCTCGCCGCCGGAAATCAGCACCTTGTTATCGTCGATGGTAGCGCCCGTAAGAACGGAAGCCGCAGTCGAGCCGATATCGTCGATGCCAAGGGAGAGTGTGCCGGACTTAAACTCCTTCACGATTTCCGCAGCGCCATCATCAGCATAAAGAGTTGCCTCTGCCAGCTCCACGGAGAGTTCTGCCGAGATTGCTTTTGCCAGCTGGACAGGAGTGTCATAGGTTTCTTCGCCAGCTTCATCCTCGACAATGGATGCGTAGTACAATTTATCAAGACCAATCGTAGCCATAATCAATCCTCCAATTCATAGATTTTCGCCACATCAATGGCGTAGTGGTGGTACCCGGTGTCGTTTTCACGTTCGATGTACCTTCGGTCTGTAATGGTAAAATCCGAAGCCAACAGGCTGCGGACGATACTGTTTTTAGTTTTTGTGTAGTTGCCCTTTGAAAAGAGCGAGAGCCTTGCCTCCTGAACATCACAGCCGGGAGTATTATCCGCATGGAGGTCGAAGGTGTCCGTCAGTGGTACGATGACCACATACATCTCCGGCGCTGTGCCTTCAAAGACACCTGTTTCCACAGGAATGGAGAGGCCCTCAAGCAGTGCTTTTGTTTCCGATAACACATTCAAAGTTTCTCCACCTCCGATTCAAAGGCTGCTTTCATAGCCTCAACACACTGTTTTTTCGATGCAGATTTGGCAGGCTTCAGAAACGGTTTTGCAGGCTGACCGCTTTTGCCGTATTCGATGATATTGGCAAGCTGGGCATTGCTGCCACCGTCAGATCTCGGTTCGGAAAAGCCGACCTTGATATTGAAGTTGCTGTTTCGGTCCATCTTTACAGAAGTCAGGCCCAGCGAGGACTCCAGTTCACCGGTGGCTCTGGAATCATACTTGGTGCTGCTGCCGATGACTGAGGAGAGATTGCTTTGCGTTTTTGCCAGCACCACCTCGCCACCTGCCTGCAGCACAGTTTCTGCAATGGAATCGAAGTTGCTGCCAAGGCGGGACATGCGCTCCAGAAATTCATCGGGCATTTTTACATCAACTCGTGCCACTGGAAACGACCTCCTTTGCCAGAACCTCAATATACATTCCACGGCCTTTCACATCCTCAACAGAGGTGATTTCAAATCGGCTGTTAGCGCAGATAATCACCATCGCCGTAGTGACGGTCAGGCCGGGAATGACACGGAAACGGAAAAGGTCGGTGGCATCGGTAAATGTGCTGCGATTGGCCCATTTCTCGTTGCCATGCCGACCTTCCCTGTAGGCCCTGACCGAAGCAAGGACCACATCCGTTACTGTAGAAAACCCCTCATCATCCAGAACTTTCTGCTTTTCCACGATTTCGATAAAGGTGTTCATTTTGCCAAAGCTCATATCACACCTTCCAATCTCGGTCGAGGCGGAGCAGTAAATTTACGGTGTTCCAGACCTGTTGTCCGGCCTGAACATTATCCGCAAAGAAGCCGCCCGTGGAACCGTCTCTGGATTCATAGAAGTGCGATGCCAGCATAATCACTGCCTGTTCGGTAGTGGCTGGCATCGCATTTTCCGTATAATATCCTGCTGTAATGTGCTGATAGCTTTCCGCATAGGAGACAGCGGCAGTGATGAAGCGCTCGATCAGCGCATCGTCA